TTCGGTATTGACGAGCGGTTGCAAATCAGCGAGTCTCGCACTTAATGCAAATGACGAACTGCGCCCGGAGGCTCCCGCTTCTGGGCGTTTCGCGTTTCAGCGCCATCTCTTCCCTGTCGGGCCGACCTCCCTACTAGCCCGGTGTCACGAGATGCCGGGCGTTTTGTTTTGGAGATGACCCCATGCGAGTTGTTCACAAACTCACCATCCGTTTCGCCAACGCTCTCCTCAGGGCCGCAGGGGCGAAGTAGGGCGATGATCCGCATCCCGCTCACCCAATCCGGGCCGGCCGATCAATTCGCGAAAGACGTTCAAGCCCACATCGAAGCGCTAACCGCACACATGATGGGCAAGCCGGGGAAGCCCGCACCGAGAGCAACAATCGCTGTTGAGATGGTAATCTCTCGCCAACCGCAAGAAGGTCCAGTCGCAACGCGCGGGCCAGACAAGTTCATCGCCAAGCCCTACGAGATATACGACGACAAGCCGCAGACCGCCGAGGCTCAACAGGCCCTTGGTGTTCTGAGAGAGACGATCAATGGCTGACGACGCGCTGAAAACAGTAAAACAGCAGCAAATTGGCCGGCCGTTTGTCAAAGGCGTCTCTGGCAACCCTGGTGGGCGCCCCAAGGGCATCGCTGCAAAGGCCCGTGAACACGGTGACAAGGCCTTGGAGGTGCTTGTTGACGCGCTGGCTGATCCTGACAAGCGGGTGCAGATCACCGCTGCAAGGGAAATTCTGGACCGTGGGTACGGCAAGGCGCTGACCATGACGGCCGACATCTCGAACAAGATCGAGGAGTTCGATGACGAATCTCTCGACGCTGCAATCTCTGTCCTCCGATCAGCAATTAGCACTGATGGACAGGTTGACGGCGGAGAAGAAACGCCGACTGCGCACTAATCGGCTGAAGCATTACAGGCCCTACGCGAAGCAGAGGGAGTTTCACGCAGCCGGGCAGTTCCGTGAGCGGTTGTTCATGGCCGGCAACCAGCTTGGCAAGACGCTGGCTGGAGCCGCTGAATGTTCGATGCATCTGACGGGAGAATATCCCGACTGGTGGCAGGGCAGGCGGTTCGAGGAGCCAGTGATCCTGATTGCTGGGTCCGAGAGCGCCGAGTTGACCCGTGATGGCGTTCAGCGATTGCTTGTGGGGCCTCCTGATCGCGAAGAGGAGTGGGGCACGGGGTTTATCCCGCAGCGCTGTATCGCTGACCGGACCCGGCGCATGGGCGTGTCAAACGCGCTCGACACGGTGACGGTCAAGCACAAGTCGGGCGGTCGGTCGACACTGTATTTGAAGAGCTATGACCAAGGCCGGTCCAAGTGGCAGGCCAACACGGTCAACTTTGTGTGGTTCGATGAGGAACCGCCGGAGGATGTGTATTTCGAGGGCATCACGCGCACGAACGCCACCAAGGGCAGCGTGATGGTCACCTTCACGCCTCTCAAGGGCATGTCGTCGGTTGTCGCGCGGTTTCTGCTGGAGGATTCGGCGGATCGCGAGACGATCACTATGACAATCGAGGATGCGGAGCATTTCACGCCGGAAGAGCGGCAAAAGATCATCGACGGTTATCCGGCCCATGAGAGGGAAGCCCGCACGAAGGGTATCCCGACGCTGGGCTCTGGCCTGATCTTCCCGGTTCTGGAAGAGAGCATTGTCGTTGATCCATTCGATATCCCGAAGATTTGGGTACAGATTGGTGGTTGCGACTTTGGATATGACCATCCGTTTGGTGCTGCTCGCCTTGCTTGGGACCGCGATAATGACGTGGTGTACGTCACGGCGGATTACCGGGAGCGCCAGACGACGCCGATCATTCACGCTGCGGCACTGAGGCCGTGGGGCGAATGGCTGCCTTGGGCGTGGCCGCATGACGGGCTGCAGCACGACAAGGGCTCGGGCGAACAGCTCGCCAAGCAATACCGCGATCAGAAGCTGGAAATGCTGCCTGAGCGCGCAACGTTTGAAGACGGGACGAACGGCGTAGAGGCTGGAATATCCGACATGCTCCAGCGGATGCAGACCGGGCGCTGGAAAGTGTTCTCAAACTGCAAATCCTGGCTGGAAGAGCGGCGTCTCTATCACCGCAAGGATGGCAAGATCGTCAAGGAGCGCGACGACGTGCTGTCAGCGTCCCGTTACGCGCTCATGATGATCCGGTTCGCGTGCGTTAAGCCGTCGAACAAAGACTGGAAATTCACCGCTCGGAAAGTGGCTTAATGACTTCGCGGCAAAGAAGGTGATTTAGCGATGGCAAAACAGGATCAGCAGCCTTCTCCCGCTGCATTGCTCGCCGCTGCTCTCACCGAAATTCAGTTAGGAATTGCAATGGCGCGTGCGTCTGGCGTTGTGTGCGGTTCGCCTAAGAATATTCGAGTGCGTCCTAATGGCTGAAATGACGCCCCTCGAACTCAGCACAAACGTTTCAAGTTTGGTGCGAGAGTGCGAAGCATATCGTCGTGAGCAATCGCCGGAGCGAATCCGGGCGATGGAGTATTACGACGGCGTGATGAAGGACACGCCAAGCGATGACGGCCGGTCAAAGGTTGTGTCGCGTGACGTGCGGGGCGAGATCAAGAAGGTTCTGCCGTCGATCACCCGCATCATTCTGGGCAATGACAAGGTTGTCGAGTATCAGCCGGTCAAGTCCGAGGATGAAGAGGTCGCGGCGCAGGCGACGGAATATATCAATCTCCTTGCGTTCCCTGAGAGCGATGGCCCCGAGGCTGTTCAGGACGCAATTGACGATGCACTTCGCCTTCGCAACGGCATCATCAAGTGGTGGCAGGACGAGCGCGTCGAGGTCAAGTATTCCGAGCATACCGGCCTGGACGAGATGGCCTTTGCCCAACTTGTTTCGAGTGACGACGTTGAGGTGCTGGCCCATTCAGAGCGGGTGGAGACGGTTGAAGGCCCGCAAGGCCCGGTACAGGCTCCCGTTCATGACGTGGAGATTCGCTGCAAGGAACGGAAATCCCGCGCCAAGCTGGCGACTGTGCCGCTGGAGAACTTCCTGATCCATCCTGATGCTACGTGCATGAAGGATAGCCCGATCTTGGGCGAGAACTGCCGTTTGCGCCGTTCCGATCTGGTCGCGATGGGTTACGACCGGGACGTGGTCGAGAAGCTGCCGATGGCTGGCGCTGACGATAGCGAGGAAGAGGCGGAACAGTACACCCGCCGGCGTGACGTGACGACGCGCGAGGAAATCGCCGCTCATGCCATGCAGGAGATCGACTACTACGAGCTTCTGGTCAGGATCGACTACGACAACGACGGGATCGCAGAGCTTCGCCGGCTGATCTACGCAGGCGGGCTGGCTGAGAAATACCTGCTCAAGAACGAGCCATGGGACGATATCTATTACGCTGACATCGTTTGCGAGCGCCGCCCTCATCAGTGGGAGGGCAACTCGATTACTGACGACGTGGCGGAGATCCAACGCATCAAGACGGTTTTGCTGCGTCAGACCCTCGATAACCTGTACTGGCAGAACAACCAGCAGCCGACTGTTCAGGAGGGGGCGATTGTCAACCCCGGCTCTGTGACCAACCCTGATTTTGGTGAGCCTATCCGGGTTAAGGCTGGAACCGATGTTAGAGCGGCACTCGCCTTCAATCCCGTGCCGTTCGTGGCTGATAAATCGTTTCAGATGCTTTCCTACCTTGACGGCGAGAAGCACGACCGCACGGGCATCTCTGACGCATCGAGCGGCATGGCGCCTGACGCCTTGCAGAACATGACGGCCAAGGCATCGGCCATGATCGAGCAGGCTGGCATCGGCCAGACCGAGATGATGGTTCGCACGATCGCGAACAGTCTGAAGCCGGTGTTCAAGGGCCTGTTAAAGCTGGTCATCCAGCATCAGGACAAGCCGCGCACGGTTCGTCTGCGTGGCAAGTGGGTGGAGTTCGATCCGCGCACATGGAACGCGGACATGGACTGCTCGGTCAATACCGGCCTTGGGGCGGGCACCCGTGAGCGCGACATGATGATGATGCAGATCATCATTGGTTTGCAGGAGAAGCTACTGGCGGCGTTCGG